ATTTCGATATTGGACAGAAGTTGTTCGAGGTTCTTGGTTTTCTTTCGCGCTCTTCTATTTTTGAGCCAGGTGAGCGGGTTAGTCATTTTCAGCCTTTACTTTGCCGTCCAATAGTTCGTCAGCTTCCAGGATCATTTCTTCACACTGGCCGCAGGTGCAGCCGCAATCTTCATCCAACCACAAATGGACAAGGAACCTGTATTTCTGAACGGCGGACTTATATCTTTCGAGTTCGGTCATGCAGGCTCCTTCTTCGAAAAGTGCAGCACTCCAGATGGTCCGGGTTTGATCTCGCCGGTTTCCAAGTCGATGGTGTCAAAATAAATTCCAATTAGTTCGCTGATGTTGACCGGAACCGGGCCGTCCAATACTCCGTAGTGATCGGGGATGAAATCCTTCTGACAGGTCGGACACCACAAATGTTTCTTGAATTCGGACCAATCGGGGTCTGCATTTCCACAGGAGCAGGGAGCACAACCCAATTTAGCCGGACGCTCACAGTAAACCCAGGTTCGCTTCTCAAGTTCCGGCATTCGCGGCCTCCTTGGAAATCAAATACCGTCTCCCACACACGCAGGTAACTTGCTTACAAATTTCACCCGTCGTGTCCATTACTTCTTTCTCTTCGAAACGGTGCTGACTTTCGCAGTACGGACAGGGGGCGCTCATGCGGACTCCTTGGTTTGTTCGTCTATCCAATCGGCTATGCGGCGGTGTTCGTCGGCGGTTCCGTGATTCTTTATCCGGTTAGCCTTAAAAGAAATTACAGATACGTTGCCCGGAATATATCCCAACTCGGCGTCGATTCTGTCGAGGCTAGGAGAGTCGTCTCGACTAGCCATATCGCCAAATTCTAATTTGACACCAAGGATCGGACAGAACTCAGGGATGGCTATGTCCGACTCTTTGATTGTGCAGGGGAGTCCTGACTTCTTACACCGCTGCCGAGCAAGTTTAAGAAGGCCACGCCCCGGATGATCCTTGAGAGACTGCTTCATTTGGTCCATTATTCGGACAGCATTTTCGTGATAATGCTTTTTCTGGCGGTCTCTTATGGTTTCGTGGTTCTTTTTCTTAGATTTCTTGGAAGAAAGACTCGCCTTCTCCGGGTTGTCCAAACGATACTGCGCGGAGACTTCTTTGTCGCATTTCTTACAACGGCTGTTTCGCCCGTCTTTAGAAGCTATCTTAATCGCAAAATCTTCGGGTAGCTTCCACTCTTTACATCTGCCACATTGTTTCATTTTCTCATCTCTCCATGAGGTTTAGGACGCCCGGGGCCCTGGGAGAGCAGAACCCCGTTTGTCCGTTCATTCCGACTTACAAGTTACATTATACCACACTTCTGCGGTTTTGCAACAAGAAAATCGAAATTATTTTTACTCCGCGTAAGTTGTTGATTACGAGGAACTTGTCTCCGACTGGACGCGACGAAGTGTCATCGTGCTGCCAGGACGAAGTGTGTTGGTGTACCTGCTCGGCCTTCCGGTACTCAGGAAGGCTTTCTTGTTGCTGTCCATTACCCGGACAGGATCGGTCATTTCTGCCGATCTCTCATGCTTCGTTTTCGCATGAGGACGGACTATCGCATACCCTTTCGGGTCCCTCTCGCTTAGTCTCTCACGGTGCCTTTCGGCTTCCGCCTTGTTCCCATCACAGGATTCAAGTCAATCAGAGAAGGTTTAGACAACGCCATCAGGGACAACGTTGTAACTTACCCCTATGTTACACAAGGTTTAGAAGGTGGACGGGTAAATTTTATCCACCTATTTGGCGTGCGGGGTCAGATACTGACCCTTGCTCCGGTGCTGATTGGATAAAGAGTTTCTTCGCTTGTTACTGTCCATTACCTGGACAGGGCAAATCATTTCTGTTTGCCTCTGCATGTCGCCATGCAGAACGGACTATACCATCATCCCTTTCGGGAGCAGCCCCTCTAGTCTCTACACCTTCCCTTGCGGGCTTGGCTCGGTATTGACTCTTTCGAGTTATCCACCGAATTTGGGCTGTGTTCGAGAGCGGTTACCCGCTCAAGCTACTTTTTCAAAATAGTTCTTCGATCCATCTTCCGGATTTTTTCCCAGGAAGATACTGAAGATCGCGTCCTCGCCATACACATACGTGTTGTAATATGTGTTGGACGAAATCGTGACCGTCGGAGCAGTTGTGGTTTGCTTGAACGTGATACCCGCGAACGAGATGACATCCTCATTCTTCGGAAGTTCAAACAGCATCGCAGCCTTTTCCGGATCGCGCTTGATAACGTCGGTCAGACCGTTAAACGAAGTGTCGTTCAGGATGTCGCGTACAACGTTCGGGTGAATGATGCCACCGAATTTGTTGTTTGCGAGAGGCTTTGCATTCACGCTGATTAGTGACTGAGCCACAGTGCGAAGGTTGTTCGCAGTGAGATACGAGCCGTTGGCCAGCGTTGTATTGACCAGCGCATCAACCGCAGCAGCCGAGTCCGAGGTAAGCTGGACAAGGGTGTTGAGGGTGAGGGCCAGTCGGTAGTTCAATTCGTTTGCCAGATTCTGTAGCAAACCGGGGTCGTCGATAGCCACGTCAAGCGCCAAGTCCGAGCTATTGATGAAGTCAGCGTACTGACCAATCGTCGCTACGATTTTATTCGAAGATTCACTGATGGGTGAACCGCACTGTGTTTTAGGAACTCAGCATCACTGCTGGTTCGCGCCCGTAGTCACCTACGGGGTCGGACTCTATCATCTGTCCGGGTAATGGACAGTTTGCCGTATTAGTCTCTTGGGAGATTCCGCGCTTGTTAAGCGCCTTCATTTTCAAGAAGTATTCCAGTTTCTGTTCTTTCGTTAAAGAGTGATTATTTCGTATCCACTCCATGAAAAGAACAGCACGCTCTTGTTTCGCTACCAGATAAGGGACTAAGGACAAGAGTTTTATTTCTCGTTCTTTTCGACCCGCGAGACTAGGAGAGCCGGACAGGGTCCAAGCACCTTCGTCTTTATCGTCCTTTCGTTCCATGACTGAGAATCCGCCGCCAAAGCGGGGAACAATCCAGAGGAATACGCGATTATCTGTGTTTGAAATCTTGGCGTAAGATGTGTAGGACCCGTTGCCTTTCTTGCGGCGCTTGTGAAGACCAAAGGTCCCTTCTGCGTCGAACAATCCAGCAAGATATGCCCAATCTAATTTGGTGGGCTCTATCGGGTTCTTTCTGCTGTTTTGCACATCTTGTTTGTTAGCTGGTACATAAAAGTCATTGGCATTCTGAATGTCTCTCATTATGTCTTCTCTTGCTTGCGGATTTCTTTCCGCTCCCAAATTGAAGAACAGTACTGAAGATTCTGCTTGACTTTTCTTGAGAAGGAGATGTGGAGCAACATTCATGGGAATATCTTTATTCCCGGAGTACCAAGCATATTTCTGTTTACGATTGCCCTTCGTAGGCATCTTCCGGTACTGCCCGTCGAACACCTCGACCAGCCAGTTCATCAGATTTCTTGATGTCGAATATACGTTAACAGTTAATTGGTAGCCAGCACGCTTGTCGTGGCGAATGCTGAAACTTCCGTCACCGTCGATCAGACCGGCCAGGAAAGCCCAACGCTTGGGGTGAATGTCGTTTCGCAAAGAATTTTCCTCTGTCTCTTCTATTTTCATTATACCACACTAGGCGGCTTTTGTATATAGAGGTTGACAGATTTGGGCAAATTTTAGAACCGCAGGTTCGTTCACGGTTCCCTCAGCGGCCTGGTTGGTGTTGGCAGACATGAGAGCGTAGGTGTAGAACTGAATCTGGTTACCTTGCCGCAACGGCAGCGGACGCTGCTTGGTCATGGAAAGGAAGGGCGTCTGGGCCTTGAGATTTGGTATAGCCTCCCGCTCGTAGTGTATGGCTACAAGGTTAGGAAGCGCCCCAGACGATATGATTGATGCTGGTGAATAACTCATGGTTATTCCTTTGTTTGTTGATTATGAGCGCCGACTCAGAATCCTCTGCCTGTGGACCCCGGCCATAAGTTCTTTGACCTGGGCGTCAGTTAGACTCTCTAAGTCCTCGACTGAGGGCGCTGTTGGGGCGGGAGGGGGAGCAACGGGTGTTACGTCGCTCGGCCTTAGCCCGGTAGCCGCTCTCGGGCGCGTCACCACTTGAACAATCCGTTCGTCGGGGCGCGGCGCAGGTGCCGGTTCTTGTGAAACCGTTACCGGCGGAGGTGTTTTGGGTTGCCTTGGTGCCTGGGCCTTATTCAGCAGTCCATCGCTGCTGAGGTCCTCGAAGGCTTCCTCAAGATTTGCAGTAGTCCAGTGTCCAGCGGAGTTCAGTTCGTACATGCCTGAGACAGCGTCTTTCACTGTTCTGCCGAGTTTGAATTTCGCTAGCCATTGGACCAGCGTTAAAAAGTTTTGGTCGTCGTTGTACCAGTCCGGGTTCTTGGTTAAGAACTCACGGCAGACAGCCTCTGTCTGAAGGTTCGCGTCGGCATCCGCCCCCTTCTGGGCAAGCTGTACTAGGTTGTCGAGAGACATTCCATATTTCTTCTTGAATAGGTTCTCGAAGCCCTCTTCGGGGTTCGATTCCATCTGCGTCTTGATCTCGAATATCTCGTCGGCGGTAAGCAAGCGAGCCGCCTGGCTCGGAATCAATGGCTGTTGCACGGAGGTAGGAGTGGTAGCCAGCTTAGTCCTCCGGTTCAGTTCCCGGATTTTCTTGGTGGCGTTCGCCTGGGCCTTCAACACGTTGAAAATAAGCTCGTTCTTGGTCTTTCCCCAGTAAATCTGAGGCTGGCCCGCGCCGTTCCCGCTCGCTACGGTTCCCTTCCACTGCCCACGTTCCTTTTCCAAGGTAAGTTGAGTACCGTCCTCTAGGTCCATTGTTTCGGGGCCCTCGGGTTCCTCCGGCGGAGGCGGGGGCGGTTGGACTAGGGCGACCGGCGGCTCAATGGCGGGTAGATTGCCTGCTGCGCCCTCGGCTATGACTACTTCAGGGTTTAGCCCGGGGATAATATCCAAATGCGGGGAGTCGGGGTCAATAGCGTATTCCGGGCGGAGGGTGAAATCTACGTTACCCGCGAACGGGTCTGGGTTGCCTGCTGCGTCTAAAAGCCAGGGATCGACGGCTGAGTTTGTCATGTCTGTATCCTATGTGCCAATCCGGCACTACGGGTTAGGTTTGTCCATTATCTGGACGGTTTTGAGTTCATTCCCATCGCTTTGCCTACGTCCGCAGCGGCCAGCGCCCCGGTGAGGTAAGCTCGGAGTTCGGGCGACGGTTTCGCCGCCGCTTCTACCGCTCTTTCCACATCCTGTTGAAATTTGATGAATTGGTCGCGGAGCGCGGAGGCTGCCGCGTGCGCACAGGGTACGGTCGTGTCCCCCGGCGGCAGGTCGAGGCATTGGTTCTCCGCCCCGTCTTTGTAGTCCTTTAGAATCTGGATGATAAGCTCCCAGACAGGAGTCCGGGCTACCGTGCTGAGCATCCGTCCCTTCTCATAAAGGTCGGCCTGGTTCTGGAGGTCTTCGAAGTCTATGTCAGGCATTCGATCCTCCCAAGATTGCATCGAGGTCCACGTGCCTTTTCGGAGGCGGGGGAGCAGCGGGGGTTAATTGTCCGGAGCGTCCCGTCTTCAATTTGTGCGCCGCGTTGATGAGTTGGTCCAGTTCCTCGGGCGACATGTTGTCATAGTCTGTGCCCGGCACCGCGCCGTTAATGTTGTTGTAGAAAGTTGGTTGTGATGCCATCATGTCTCCTGCCATAATCCGACGGCTGCGAGTGTTGCGGTCCATTATCCGGACAGTTTAGGCGAGAGAACCGAATCCAGTTCCGGGGGTCTGGGCGTACGGGCTACCGGTCAATTCTTCTGGCTCTACTGATTTTTTGAAGCTCTCACGGAGCACGTCACGAGCCGCGCGAGCGATGTTATTGGCGTCGTCTCTTTGTTGGTCTTGTAGAGCTTTTTGTTGCTCTATCTGCGCTTGAGCCTGTGCTTTTTGCTGAATGACTCCCCCCTGAGATTGCTGCTGTTGACGCTGCAAATCTTCGGGTGTCATCGGAACAATCATGTCCTTCATGTTGCGCATTTCAGCCATTTCAAACCACACTCTAATGAGTTCGTCTACGGCTACTTTCTTTCCTTCGGTGGCTAGCTGCTGCTGAAGGGCGGGGTTGGCTAAGAACTGCGTCATCATGGGAAGAGCTTGCGCGGCATTTCGTCGTGTCTGCATCTTCGACCCAGCGAGGATGTTGAACTTGACTTTGGCGTTCAGAATGTCGAGGAGGTCTCCTCCGCCGGTCGCATACTCGTGCTTCAACTCGTCGGACATGATGAAGTCTAGTTGCGACATCGGCAGCATCGACTGGTTCATTTCCCGCAAATCATACAGGAACGGAACGATGACCTGATTAGCCAACTTGTCCACGAAGTCAGAAATTAAATTGGCTGCCCCCTGCATAAGCCCTTGGGCCCCAGCAGAACTCCGAGCCAAATTCGAGTGCCCGCTCGCCCCGGCAACCCCAGACGACAACGGGTTATTACCCGACACAGTGTCTACACGGTTCTGCGACATCCCGAGAAGCTGTTCGGCTTCGGGGACGGCAGCAGAGCGCATCAGGGGAGTCAAGTCACCTTGGGAGTCCACTTCGATGATCTTCCCTGGCCCAATGCGAATGCTCTGGGTGGGGATAGATTTTCCGCGCACGCGGACGAGAGGTAGGTTTAGGTTGAGGCTGGCATTATCAATCAGCAGGTTGGTAATACCTGTCTGAAGACGCTGCTCCGTGCCGATGGTGCGACCCAGCCCCAGGGACCAGAACGATCCTGGAATGTCCCACCAGCCGATGCTCAAAAACGGAATCTTGCCATAGATATTCTTGTCGTTGTATATGACAAGTTTCTTCTGAAGTACGACTATATAGGTTTTATTGTCCCAACGTTCAAGAACTTCCAGTGGTTTCTGGAATGGGTCAGCAGTGGTTACGTCCCAGCGGGGTTCGGCGCGCGCGTCCCATAAAGGATTGCGTCCGCCTTCTTCCGAGACATTGGCTTCGACAGGCTCTGCCGGAGGTATGAATAGTGACAATAATTCTTCACGCGACGGGATGTTGTACCCTTCGCGGTCGCGGAGATTGTCGAGGTCATCGAATGTCATGTATCGGCGGCGAATGACATACTTCGCTTTGCGAATGTCGGGCACGTTCAAGCCTGGGTCTACTAGGACTTCCCTGAGATTGATGATGTGCTCGAATGTGGGCCGGTCTACGACTTCTTCTATGACTTCTTCTTCGAGTTCGTCCCCGCCAATTCTAGTGTCCGGCGCTCCGGGAATAGTGCTCGGAATGACAACAGCCGGTTCTTTGCGCTTGATTATTTTCCGCTCACGAGTAAACTTCTCCCAGCCTTCCTGAAACATTGCCGTTCCGAAAAGCAGGCAGTTCATCACGCCGAGCCTAAGTTCTTCTCTGTAGTTGATGTCTTCGAGTTGATACTGGAGCAAGGCGCTAACGGCCCGGGCGGCCTGAGCCGAAGTTCCGGGTCGTTCTTGAATCATAAAAGGAGGATTCTCGTAGAACAATCCAGCGAGTACTTGCGGGTCGATGCCGTTGACTGCGCACGCCACCGTGAAGAAATTGATGGAGGCGGCTTCCGTCTGAGTCCCTGGCCAATAGCGGGGGGCGAACGCGGACGTGTAAAGATCGCGTGCCGTCCCCCATCCGAGGATAAATTGACGACGATTTTCCTCTGACTCTGCCCGCTGGGTGTCTTGAATTACCAATTTCAAACTGGCCTCTTCAGCTTCAGACCAAGACCCCATCCGTAAGAAAGATTGAGCCTCTTTGAGGGTTATTTCCTCGTGCGGATTGACCACTGGTTCAGGCAATATCATTACTTATTCCTTGTCAGCCTCAGAGCCTTGACTCTGTCTGATATAATAGTGTGAGGACGACCTATCTGCCCCACATACACCTTCCCGTTCACCAAATTGGTGATTAGATAGATGGTGTACATTTCTCGGCTCTTTCGGTTAGGGCTCCGGAGGCTTGATCGAAATGCTGACCGGCGAGAATTTT